GCGGCCTACTTCATTGATCCGCAGAGGACCGCCCCGCTGTTGACCCGTCAGGCTCGTGCCGCCCAGATCGCTGCCCGTGCCGCTGAGCAGGGTGGCATCCAGTTGACTGGCACGTTGGCTGAGGATTTGGCTCGACGCGGTGTCACCGAAGCTGAGGCTCAGCGCGGGTTCGCGGAGATCGGTGCGTTGGGTGAGTTGCGTCAAACCTTTGCTGGTGAGACTGCGTTGACCCAGGAGCAGTTGGTGGGTGCCCAGTTCAATCAGGATGTTCAGGCTCAGCAGGAGTTGGAGCGTCGTCGCCGTCAGCGTCTCGGTGAGTTCGCGGGTGGCGGTCAGTTTGCTCGCACCACCGGTGCCACTTCGGGTGCTATCGAGACGGGTGTCGGCACCGCACAGTAACCACTAAGAGTGGTGTGTGTTACACTCTGAGTGTTCCAACAGGGACACCATCGGAACCCCCCGATTTCGATGTGAAAACAAGGGTGAGACTTTGCAGCCGTCAGACACCTCCGGTCTGATGTGGGCAGAAGGAGTGAGCCATGTCAGATGCAAACCACGAGTTTGAGGAAGATGCGGTAGACCAGCAACCGAAGGATCCCGTTCGAGCGCATTTGCGGAAACTCGAAGCCGAGAATAAGGCTTTGAAGGAAGCGGTGGCAGCGAAGGCGGAAGCCGAACGAAAGTTGGCGTTTGTGGAGGCAGGTATCGACCTGTCGGCCCCAGGTGCCAAGTATTTCGTGAAGGGTTACGAAGGTGAACTTTCACCTGAGGCGATTCGTGCGGCGGCAGAGGAAGCAAGTCTCATTCGTAAGGCCGACACGTCAGGCGAACAGCAGGCGTGGGGCAGGGTGGCTCAGGCCGCTCGTGCGGGTGAAACAAGCGAACCTGTTGTGGACTATGCGCAGAAGATTTCGCAGGCTCGGTCAGCCGACGAGGTGATGCAACTGCTGGCTCAGGCGAGAGCCGAAGCAAGCAACCTGTAAACCCCCCAAGAAAAGGAAAAGCCTCCAATGGCATATACCCAGCAGAGTTCGGTTTCGACCGATCAGGCAGCATACGACCGCCTCGCGTATTTCGCGTTGCGTTCCGAACTGCTGTTCGATCAGGCAGCCGATGTCCAGCCAACCAACCAGTCGATGCCAGGTTCGTCGGTGATCTTCACGATCTTCGCTGAACTCGACGCAGCGACCTCAACGCTCACCGAAACGTCGGATGTCACCCCAGTCGCGATGAGCGATTCGCAGGTGACTGTCACGCTCGCTGAGTACGGCAACACCATCAACACGACCGCCAAGCTTCGTGGAACCTCGTTCCTCGATGTGGATGCAACCGCCGCGAACCTCATCGGTTACAACGCTGGTGACTCCATCGATCAGGTCATCCGCGAGGTTCTCGCCGGTGGCACGAACGTCGTCTACGGTGGTGGCGGTTCTTCGGACCCGTCGAGCCGTGTCACGGTGCAGGCTGAGGACATCATCGAAGCCAACGACATCCGCAAGGTGACGGCACAGCTCCGCAAGGCAAACGTCGCGACGTTCAACGGCTACTACATGGGTTACATCCACCCAGACGTGTCGTACGACCTTCGTCGTGAGACCGGCAACGCCTCGTGGAACGCTCCGCACGTCGATGTCGATACCGCCAACATCTACAACGGCGAGATCGGCACCTTCGAGTCGGTGCGCTTCATCGAAACCCCACGTGCGAAGGTGTTCACCGACGCATCGAACGGAACCAGCACGACTGGAACCATCGACGTGTACTGCACGCACATCATGGGCCGTCAGGCTCTCGCAAAGGCGTACAGCCAGGTTGACGGCAACGCAGCGTTCCCGAAGGTCGTTCGCGGCCCGATCGTGGATTCGCTGATGCGCTTCAACCCGATCGGCTGGTACTGGCTCGGCGGTTACGGACGTTTCCGTGAGGCTTCGCTCCGTCGCATCGAGTCGTCGTCCAGCATCGGTACGAACAGCTAACTAGCTGTTTTCCGACTCACAGTTGTGGGGTCGGTCAGGGTTCCCCTCCCCCTGATCGGCCCCACTTTTTTTGTTTGCTACACTCGTAGCGATGTCAATTTCCAACTACGCCGAGAACGCACTCCTTGACACTTTGAGGAATCAGTCGTTTGCTGTCACGACCACTTACGTCAAGTTGCACACCGGTGATCCAGGTGAGGCTGGCACGTCTTCGGCTGCAACTGAGACTGCACGTAAGGCGGTTTCGTGGTCGGCTGCGTCGTCGGGTTCGATGGCTTCTTCTGCGACTCTTGAATGGACCAATGTCGCGGCAACAGAAACGTACTCACATTGGTCGCTTTGGGATAATTCTACTGCGGGTAACTGTTTGTGGACTGGTTCTTTGTCTTCTTCTGCCGCTGTTACTGCTGGCGATACGTTCCAGATCACGTCTTTGACTCTCAGCCTGGATTAGTGGGGTAGCCCGTCGTGGCGACTAACTTTCCAACTTCGCTTGATGCGTTGACGAATCCTTCGAGTGGGGACCAACTTGGTTCTCCTTCTCATGCTGGGCAGCACGCTGATGCGAATGATGCGATTGAGGCGTTGGAGGCGAAGGTTGGTGTGAATAGTTCGGCTGTTACAACCAGTCTTGATTATTTGACAACCCAAGCAAATGCTCCAGGTGAGGTTGGTTTGATTTCGGGAACTTATTATTCCTCTCAATCAAATTCAAATGCCCAAAGTAGTGCTAGTAGAACAACCAATCAAGTTACGTTTGCACCCTTTCTAGTTGAACGAACACAGTCGTTTGACAGAATTGCAGTTAGAACTGGCTCTGGGTTCACAGGAACTTCAACGGTACGTTTAGGTATTTACAACAATCAGAACAGGCAACCAACGACAGTTGTTTTGGATGCGGGAACAGTTTCCGCAACTGCAGCATCAACAATTTATTCAATTACGATTGACCAATCTTTATCCGCAGGCTGGTATTGGTTGGCTGCTGTTGTGCAATCGGCTACGGGGAGCAGTTTCTTTTTGGGGCCTGTAGACCTTGCTCCGTTTCGTCAGGGTTCGCTTTCAGCATCAACATTTGCTTACACTAATAATGCTTGGACGCAATCTAGTGTGACTGGTGCATTTGCGACAGCAACAAGTTTGGTGGCGGCAAGCGCTCCGATATTGGTCGGGTTGAGGGCTGTATGAACCGAGAAGTCGTATTTGGTGTCGGTGGCTACGACCCATCAAAGCCGAACGACAACATCATTGAAATCATTGAAACACCCGATGAGGTGGAACCACAGATAGGCGAGTAGGCAAGAAATGGCTACTTACAATGATTCGTCTCTAACATACAGCCAAGCTGGTGTCGGCTACAACCTATCGCTGACCGCCCGCACCGCCACAGGGTCGGGTGTTGGTTCTGCTGTAGCCGCAACTAAAGTCATTCAGTTCCGTCTTGGCATCCACACCGATTTCACGTTCGGGTTCACCAACGGTGCAGGACGGTTCTATATCGGACCGTCAACCGTCACCCGTACCGCAACAGGGTCGGGAACAGGTGCAGGTTCGGCAACCAGAAAAATTGTTGTTGTTCGCACCGCTACAGGATCAGGTACGGGAACATCAAACACGACGATAGTTCACGGCATCCTGCGAACGGCATACGGCAGCGGTGGCGCATCTACGGGTGACAACGCAATAGTGCTGGTCAAACGGTTGCGTTCTGCATCGGCAACAGGTTCAGGTGCATCGAGTAATACGCAATCCGTAATCCGTGTTCGTACTGCCACAGGATCGGGGGTTGGTTCTTCATCATCTGTCAGGGTTCGTGTTGCATTACGCACCGCTTCCTCAACTGGTGTCGGTTCAGGTTCCACAATCAGAGTTTTGGTTGCTATCCGCACCGGCTCAAATTCTGGTGCAGGATCATCCGTTGTTGTTGGTGCCCGCATCAGGAAGCGTACAGCAGTAGGTTCGGGTGCAGGTTCGGGGACGGCTGACTGGACGAAATCCCACATCTTCCGTGTCCCTTACACCGAGACATATCCAGCAGGATATTTTGGTGGTGGGGATGCTGCGAACCGTTTGCGTCGTTACGACCGTTCTAGTATCCGCACCCTCAACCTGTACAAGTTGAACGATGGAACCTACACGACGATCGAGCAACGCGATCTGGGGCAGGTTGTGAAACTGTGGCACGGCGGACGCGACCACTTCCTGACGGACGCGGAAGTTGTAGAGTTGACTGAGGCAGGATTCGGAGCGAGTATCAGCTGATGGCTATTTTCAGACCACCCACCGACGACTTTGTGCGTCAAACCCAGCATGAGGATAACCGTCGAGGGTTCATTCTTTCCGCTGAGCAGAGGCTTGCGAACCGTCTCGCATATCACCGTCCGCCCACTTCACGCGGTCGAAACGTCTACTTACTCACTAATGGCACCTACACAGAGAATCAGCCATCCGACATGGCGACCGTATCAAAGACCTATCATGGTGGGCACGACAACGTGGTGACGGATGCCGAGGCAGCGGCCCTCACCTCAGCAGGATACGGAGCATACATATCGTGATAAAGCACCAAGAAACCCACCCGAACCTTGATGTCGAAGGCTGTTTCGGTTGCCGTACCGCAGGCATCCAGTTCGGTGCCGCATCTATGCCAACCCGTGCCGGTACAGCCAGGTCAGCTGTTATTGAGAAGAAGGATCGTGTGCTAGACAAAGACTTGGATGCTTACAAGCGTCTACGCAGAGATGGTGTGCAGCCACGCAAGATTGATGGTTGTGCGAACGCAGAAAAGAGGGCTGAAGAAAAATGGCAGATCGAGACGGGGCTTTTACCCAATACCTGAGTTTGGTTGGGGTGAACCTGCCCCATGTTGGTTACGGCAAAATGGTTGCTGGTCTCCGATCAGCGTTATCGGAAAAAGTAACACTTTCTGATAGTGCGGAGCGGGTGGTGTTTGCGTTGCGTCCGAACCTCATCAAAGGCTGGTTGAAAGGCCAGAAACCTGCGTTGCTGACGATGTGGGAAACGAACTGGTTGCCACCAGAGTTCTCTGACTATCTGCACCATTTTGATACCGTTGTGGTACCAAGCCTGCATAACTGGGAACTGTTCTCCCAGTTCCATGACAATGTGCGGGTCGTCAATTTGGCGGTGGATCGAAGCATCTATTTCCCTGTGGACCGCCCAGAGAACGACAAGTTCAAGATCCTGTGTGGCGGCTCGGAGTGGCATCGCAAAGGGTTAGATGTCGTACTGGAGGTGTTCCAAGAGTTACGGCTTCCTGATTGTGAACTGCATATCAAGATCGTTCCCCCATATCTGTCTGCCCCAGAGAACCTGGATTATCCGAATGTGGTGGTGCATCGCCGGTGGATGACCCCCGAACAGGAGGCAGATTTGATGCGTTCTAGCGACGTGTTTGTGTCGGTGTCACGTGGTGAAGGGTTCGGGTTGATGCCTCTGCAAGCGATGTCTGCTGGGGTTCCGACCATTGTTTCTGATGCTCACGGCCATCGAGAGTTTTCAGATATCGCCACCTATCGAATCCCGACGAGATCGGTGCCAACAAACAACGGGGTGTGGAAAAACATGGGCGATTGGGATGAACCTGATCGTGACCAGTTGGCTGATGCGTTGCGGGACTGCTACCAGAATCGTCTGAAACGGCATCAGGAGGCCCGTAGACGCGCCGATGAGACAGCGGTGTTCAACTGGGACACCTCCGCCACAGAACTGCTGAAAGCGGTCAAACCGACAAACAAACTGGCGTTCGGTCCGTTTGTGCCGTTGGAGCCAACCTGCACGATCATGGTATCCAAACGGATACAGGCACAGATCGGCAGGCACACGGTTGATCTGGAACCTGGGGTGAAGCACCGTGTAGTGTTGAATGTACGAGACGTGCTACGGGATTCAGGAGTTGTGACCTATGAAGAAATCTAAGGCTCAGAAAAAGGTGACGAAGGTGATGCGCGAATTCAAGGGCGGCACCCTGCACTCTGGCAAGGGTGGCCCTGTCGTGAAGTCACGAAAGCAAGCTGTCGCTATTGCGTTGAGCGAAGCTGGGAAGACAAAGGGGAAGCGTCGTGGCAAGTAAGAAGAAGCAGTTCTGGGACAAGAAGAACCCGAACAAGACATCGAAGCCGTTGTCGCCTGCACAGAAGAAGGCTGCAAAGGCTCGTGCTTCTCAGGCTGGGCGACCGTACCCGAACCTTGTGGATAATGCCTGGGCTAAACGTAATGGCTGAGGAAAAACTCATCAATGGTTGCCCGCCAGCAACACAGGACATTTCACTCAATTTGAAGAATCGTGCGATTGCAGTAAAGAAAGCGAACTATGGTCCGCTGAACCCGAATCTGCCGAACAACGATTTTTGGCGGGCTAAAGCAGACCTGTTCAAAACGACTCCTGCTGTTGCTAAAAAGTCTCGATGCTCAAACTGTGCTGCGTTTATCGTGACCCCAAAGATGCAGGATTGCATTGTAAAAGGTTTGGGTGACGAACCAGGCAATATGTCCGCCCAGATTGTTCGCAAAGCCAATTTGGGGTATTGCGAAATTTTTGATTTCA